TGCCCAGGTAAAATTACCCTTGTCGCCTTGGTTTACGCTTACTGCGGCGTCATACCAAATTGGCTCATCTCCACGTTTTACACGGATTACAATGCCACCGGCGTCTTTGATTGATTTGATTTCATTAGGGAAACGACAATCACTAATAACAATGTGATCTTTACTATTACGTAATTTGTTTTCTAAACTAGCAATCCATATATCATCGTGAAAGCCTCTGCGACATACTTCTGTTCCCCAGTATTGTAGTACCCAACGAGGAGTTAATGTAGGCATATCTAAACGTTCTGCCCACCATGGATCAACTTGTTCACGCCATGCTCGAGCTTCTTTAGTTCGTCCCTCTAGCATAGTACGATCCCAACCAAATACAGAACTTACTGCATCCTTAAGAGTATTAGCAAAACTTTCTCGTCTAAACTCATGTGTGTTGACAAGATAGTCAGCAATAGTATCTTTACCGCTACCAATAAATCCGCAAACGCCTATGATCATAATACCCCCAATGTTTGTTCCAGCCACACTTTGCAAGTTGGCCAATCTCTGTAAGGATGTGCTAGTCCTCCGGCACTTACCCATTCGTTACAATTACTATGTCTATCATCTATTAAAATATCGCCAGGTTGACAATGCTTCCATTTATCGTGACTATATGGTCCAATGAATACTGGCCAACCGGGGAAGTGTTTATTGGCCCACCATACTTTATCTTGGGCCGCAAATGGCATACTATCGTCGTGTGGTATTGCTGTTAAGAATCTAGCATTAGTTCCTGAATGTGTGAGACAATATGCAGATACCCACGATACTAGGTCATATGCGTTTTCTTTAAGGGGGAGATCTAAATAAAATCGACTGTACTGTTTAATCTTATCCCAGTCGGATTTAGGAATGCGTTCGTTTTCTTTTTCCCAACGCATCTTAAGGAATTCTTGGGCGGCGGTGTGCCAATCAGCAACAACGTCATCCATGTCTAGATATATAGTGAGCATAACTATATTTTATAGTCTAGATCAGGATTTGTATATGATGATGTTAGCCAATAACAAAGGTGTACGGTGTGCCGCCTTCAATGTACTGCACTAGGTCTAATTCTAGTTTTTCGATTTCAGCAAGGCCTTCTTGTTTAAGCGCATCACCGTTCAATTGGCCACCACCTTGTGGGCCAGCGATTTGACTGAACTTACTACGGGCTTGACCTAGTATTAACTTAGCCTGAGCCAACGCATAGTCACGTAACCACGGGCCACCATATGGATCATCTAATAAGAAGTCTTCAGGACGGTGCATATACACGTGAAGAATACACTCGTCATCAGTTCTAATGTTACGGTGTAATAGGATTTTGTGCTGTTGTGGGTACCATGTGAACAACATGTGAGCGCCAAACATACGTCCTAACATTTCGCGATACTGACTATATAGTTCGTAAGTAGCAATACCACCTGCACGATACGAACTTAACAAATAGGTGTTTAAGAAGCCGGCTTCAAAAGGTTCAATATCTTGCCCCGACGTTGAGATGCCACCTGCTACGCGACGATATACTACACGTACTTCCATAATTTCGTTAGGAAGAATGTATTCGCTTTCTCCGGGAACTAAAGGCAATACAACAAACGCTTCTTCAACAGAGCGGCTACTGCGCTGACGATATTTTGATAGTGCTTTATCAATAGCTAAATCGTAGTGCTCTCTATCTAGCTCTACATCTACCATGCCACCGCCTAAACGGAGTTCAATTTCTTTAATTATGCTTTCGCGGGCCATATATACACCAATTGTTAATCTAGTATTTATATGGCCCGACGGGCTTATTTGAATACTTTAAGTATCAAAATATCTACACTTAGACGACCATTAAGTTTGATGTCTACAGCCTTAATATTGGTCATAAACTTCTTAGTTTGGGCTTTAGTTACACCCATAAACTCTTTGATCTTTTCTACTGGTTTACGTAGAGTCTTTTGAATACTTTCAACTTCGCTGTATCCTGTAATGCTGGTTCCTTTAACGCCTAAACTACCTGAATATTCGCTTACATAGCGACCGATCTTACGTGTTTTAGTGTTAAAGACCCACACTTCGCTGGCACCTAAAATTGTAGTGGGGTTAGCACTAACTACTTTAAGTTCGTTATCTTCTGTCTTAAATTTAACCTTAGACACAATCTTATCAGCGGAACGTGCTTTAACTTTACGGGGTTTACGCTGTACCTTTTTAGTAGTAACGTAACTCTCAATATCTTTTATAATCCCTTGATATGTTTTAATTAGAGCCTTGAGCTGGGTCTTTGTAAAATGACTATACCCTTCTTTGAGCTGTTCATCTTTACCGGCCAGTGCTTCTTCTAGCTCAATAATAGTGCCTTCATACATTTGAGGTAATTTAGCGGCTTGCACTTGCGGCAAGTTAAATTCCTTAAGGAAAGAAAATGCTTGAACCTTATCTTCTTTACATCCACTTATTACAAAGTCATCAATTCGACCGTCTAGTTCGCCTGCGGCTTCGTGAAGCATTTCACGCAAACGATCCTGGATAGTTGGTTTCCATACTGCTACTTCTTCTTCCTTTTTTTCTGCCTTTGGTGCAGGTTTTTCAACTGGTACTTTTTTAAGGAAAGCAACAACATGCCGCATTTCGTGTCTGTTTGGTTTCCACCCCATACGGATCATTCGACAAATCCAACCTATTGCATTTACTGTATGATTTGGATTGTTACGTACAGCCGATGCTAGTGTTTTTCTTTTTGGGAGACCGTCCAAATAATTAGCAAGAAACTCAATTGCCTGTTTGTTATCGCAATTATAGTTGTACCAGTTAAAAGTACGCATTAAAGTACTTTGGCGCTTTGCTGGAACTACCTCGTCGTCAAAAACGGGTTCGTCACCTATGAACTTGCTATCCCCGTGACGGGCAAGAAGCGGTCTTGGGCGAGCTTTAGGGTCTACTAGTTTTTTGGTTGCCATGCGATTCTCCAGTAAAAGTCATATTATATAGCCATTTGATTTATTTGTCAATCACTTTGCCAATGCGGCTAACATTATTAGCATTTCCAAATTTTCAATTTCTTCGTTGATTTGGGCTAAGAGTTCTTTGTATTTTGAAGGGAGTTTTTTGGTTCTTCTTGCTTCTACTTCCATATTGGACAAGTCCCTGACCATATGCCCAACATTAGTTAAAACCTTAGTAAATTTAGGGTCATTATGCGCTTTACTGCCAATTGATTTTAAATTCCAGCTAACTTTGTCCCAATCTAGGCTATTAGTAATTTGCATAATCTATATTGTAACACATAAATCTTTAACAGTCAATACCAATAAATATGTAGTATAAGGAAAAAACATGCCACGTTTACGTTTATGGAAACCGGAAAAAAGCAAGGACTACTACTATATCGACAGGGCCGTACGAGAGCAGTTTGATATCGGTGGTACCGGTCTTTACGTACACAAGTATATAGGGCCTAAAAAAGCAGATTCTAACGGTGATCCTATTCCCACAGACGAACTAACTATTCAGGACGTTTTGTTTGTAGAAAATAGAGATCGCAAATATGATCAAGATATTTACGAATTAAGCGGTGTTTACAATGTGTCTGATACCGACTTTGATCTAAGCCAATTTGGACTCTTTTTACAAAGTGATACCATCTTTATTACATTGCACTTAAATGATATGATTGCTCGTATGGGCCGCAGAATTATGAGTGGTGATGTACTTGAACTGCCGCATCAACTCGATGACACGGCTCTAGATCCTGAGGGAGTTAAAAAGCCCCTTAAAAAGTTTTATGTAGTTGCCGATGCCCAGCGTGGATCAGAGGGCTACAGTATGACATGGTGGCCGCATATTTGGCGCATCAAATGTACTCCGTTAAACGATACACAAGAATTTAAAGACATTATGGGAGATCCTACTGATCCAAATAGTGTTGCGGCAAATCAAACTAGTCTAGAAAGAGCATTAGAAATTACTGATACTAATGTAACTGCCGCGGTTGAAAGCGCACCGGATCTGTTACCTGACACTAGTATGCTAGTTAACGGCAGAGAACCTACTGCCCCGTGGGACTATGGTTGTGACATACCGATGGGAACTAGTTTCCCTCTTACCCCGTACAACGGACAAATGGTATTGCGTACTGACTTTGAACCAAATAGATTATTTGAATATAGAAACAATAAATGGTTCCGTAGATATGATAACGTTGACATTAGTACA